GACGAGATCATCGCTTCTTACGAGAAGTCACTGGTCGTTAAGCCCCTCGTTCGCGCTATGTCTATGACTGGCAAGAAAGGCGACACCATCCACATCCCTAAGCCGGATCGTGGCGACGCGTCTGCTAAAGCCGCTGAGACTCAGGTAACTCTGATCGCTGGCACCACTGGCGAGTTGGTTGTAACTATCGACCAGCACTTCGAGTACTCGCGTCTGATCGAGGACATCACTGACGTTCAAGCCCTGAACAGCCTCCGACGCTTCTACACCGAAGACGCTGGCTACGCTCTGGCTACCAAGGTTGACACAGCTATCATCGCTGAGTCTGCTGGCTTCACTGCCCAGAAGAGCTTCGTCGACGGCGGACTCGCTGACGAGGACGGCGCTACCACGACTGCGTTCAACGACGCAGGCTTCCGTGAGGCTATCCAGATCCTCGACGACAACAACGTCCCCGGCGAGAGCCGCGTGTTCGTTATCCCACCTGCGGTCAAGCGTGAGATGCTGGGTGTTTCTCAGTACATCTCTAGCGACTTCGTAACTGGCCAGCCTGTTGTAAACGGCAAGATCGGTTCACTGTACGGCGTTGACATCTTCGTCAGCACCAACCTTGAATCTGCCGTAGGCGAGACTAAGTGTCTCCTTATGCACAAAGACGCTATCGTCTTTGCTGAGCAGTTGGGTGTTCGTACGCAGACTCAGTACAAGCAAGAGTTCCTTGCTGACCTGATGACTGCTGACACTCTGTACGGCACTGAGACTTACCGTCCAGAAGCTGGTGTTGTTATCAGCGCGCTTGTTTAATTAGCGTCCGAGGGGAAAGCTACGGCGAGTACCCTCACTCACCCTTCGGGGAAGAGACTCATAGGAGAAACCAATGTCTATTTCATATAACCCAGCCACCAACTTCAGCATCAAGGACACGATGGGAAGCACTAACCCAGACAAGATCCTGTCGGGTGTTCCGTTTGACGCGGAGTTCGAAGCTATCTCAGCCTCGTTTCAGCTCGCGGCTCCTTCTCTGAATCCTAACTTTACAGGAACCGCGACAGTGGACGCCCTAACGGCATCTACAATTAACGGGTCAACTACATCTACGTGGGACTCTGCCGCCGCTTCAGTGAGCGCAAAGGAAGCAGGATGGGACTCCACTAAGGCAACGGTAGACGCAGGCGCTACTAACTGGAACTCGGCATATAGCTGGGGCAACCACGCAGACGCAGGGTATTCTACGGCTAACACCGATACCACCTATGTCGCGGGGACCAACCTCAACCTGTCTGGCGTTACGTTTAACTTGGACGACTCCATCACCTTGAGTTCGGTGCAGGCCCCAACATTTAATATAGGATCTGATTGGAGTGTGCAGGTAGTGGCTAGTGAGGTTAAGTTCTACTACCAAGGCTCTGCCCGAATGATGCTCGACACTAGCGGCAACCTTACAGTCCTAGGTAACGTAACAGCATACGGGAGTCCGTAATCATGGCGTTGCAATCCAGCGGAGCTATAAGCCTGTTGAATGTACAGAATGAGTTTGGCGGTAGTTCGCCTATTAACATAAGCGAATACTACGGGGCAGACACAGGCGTACCTTCGTCTGGTGCTATCTCCCTGTACGATTTCTATGGCAAGTCGGCGGAAGAGCCGGGTCTTCCTAGGAGGACGTTCTCAGAGAACAAGCTAGTGGAAATGGGGCGAGCATCCTCAACCCCCGGATTTGGCGGACGGCCCGTATACATCGACCACTACCCAATACGTGGACTTTCTGCCTTGAGTTCCGGCGGTATAGAGGATGCGGGCTTGTTTACTGAAGGCCAGCGAACGGCGTATCCCCCTACGTACAGCGATTTGCAGGGGGTAGCGCTGAACGAGTTTAATAGATTCTCCATCAGCGGCGCGTCAAATGCCGCTTGGGACTTCAGGGAGTACACCGAATTTGATCTCACAGTCAGTGGCGGGGCCGGTAATTCTGTCCCTAAAACATGGAAAGTGACGAATCCAATATGGTCAGTACACTCAAGCGGGATCATCTATCTATCCGGCGGTACTTGTTACACACCGGATGCCGCCGCTCAGGGGGCTGTAGGGCTGGGACAATACGTGGCTCAGTGTGTTGATGAGATAGGTAAACTATACCTAGCGTTCGACTTCCTGTCATAACATGCCACGCATAAGACAGGACAACGACGCACGATACGCCCTCCGCACGTCTTTCGTGGACGAGGAGGGCAACGTCATCCAAGGCGATAAGATCGTCATAGGTAAGGGTGGCGACAAGAACGTAGACGGTGGGGCCGCGAGAAGCGTCTACCTGCCGAAGCAGAACATTAACGGAGGGACAGCAAGTGGCTGACATCATTCAGATCAGACGTGACACGGCCGCCAATTGGACGTCCGTAGATCCCGTGCTTGCCGAAGGTGAGCTGGGGATAGAGGTAGATACTAGCTACTTCAAGATTGGCGACGGCACCACCGCATGGTCTGGACTTGGGTATGTAGCCACAGGGCCGCAGGGTGACAAGGGTGACCAAGGCGATACTGGGGCAGACTCTACCGTTCCGGGGCCACAGGGGCCACAGGGTCCGCAGGGTGACACTGGACCAGAAGGGCCGCAGGGTCCGCAAGGCGATCAAGGACTCCCCGGCAACGACGGAGCTGACGGCGAAGACGGTGCTGATGGTCTAGACGGCCTATGGTCCGACATCGGTAGTAACACTATTGAGTACTTCGGAGACGAGGCGTGGGTGACGCAGTTCAACTCTAACGGCGTGTACGTCGGTACTAAGATAGGCAACGGAATCGACACCACTGGAGACATTAGTGCCGGCGCGGCTACCTTCGGTGGAGCGGTCAGCGCTAGTAGCTATAGCGGAGACGCGTCCCCGATGGCAGGCTTCTGGTCTAACAACGGATCAGCAAACAGCGCCACTAAGTTCGTATCGCTGACTCAGGCGCAGTACGACTCGTCATCTAAGGACAGCAACACCATCTACTTTATTGAGTGAGGAAGCTATGGGCGACATTATACGAGGCACTTCATCTCTCGCTGGGCTATACCGGGGGAGCACCGAGATACAGTCGGTGTACCGAGGGACTCAGGAGATATGGACATCTTCGTTTCAATATGCCAACACCGTGGGCGGCTTTGACAGCGGCGACGGTTATGTGTATAGCATCGGTGAAAACAAGCTCTTATACGAAGGCCCAGCCGGTTACTTGTTTTGGGCAAGCGGGAGCAATCCAGCAGGCAAGAGCGCTGGGATGAGGATCTATTACCAGTTCGACAGTTTAGATACGGTCATCCAGAACAGAAGCCATCTATATATTGATGCAATCTCTGACGACCAGCCAGAGGGTTACACCACAAGTCAGAACACCCCTTACAACTCAGGAGCCAGCTTTCAGATAGCACAGTTTGATGGCGGCAACAACAGCTGGTACATGGACGGCACCAATCAGGTCTACACCAGCGATATAAGAGATGGCATTGGCTTTGATTACCTGAAGGGAAAGTATGCCACAATCCCCAGCGGCTGGGTCAACGAGGCATCCGGCTATGGACGCCTTGCCATCAGGCTAGAAGGGTTCCGTCAGATCAAGCTCAACAGGATATGGATAGGCTGGGACAACCCAGACGAATAATCAGGAGAGATACATGTACACTAGCTTCTTCGATTCAGTAAACCCCAGCGATGAGTATGATTTACGCCGCAGGTGGAAGACCGGACAGCATGGTTGGCACTACGGCGGTGACTTAATGGAGCAGAACCAAGACTTCAATAGCGGGGTATACGGGAACTTCACCACCGACAGCCATCAACGTATGCTGGACGCGGGAGGAAGCGGCCACAACCCCCTGATCGATAGCAACGTCCATGACATCTCGCAGATCCTTGAGATGTACCAGAGCGACACATTCAACCCCTATTCTTCATACCAAGAGGAAGTAAAGCAGGGGTCGGTAGCTGACGTGCTGTATGGCATTACCCGAGACCAGAGTGACATCTCCAACCGAGACCGGATCAATAGGTCGCTGGCGGGACAGAAGAACCTAGGCTCACGGCGGATGACTAACAGCCTTTGGAATGACCTAGGACTTAACGAGATAGTAGGCGAGTTTAATGACTACGTCTCCACCCCCTTCTCAGGCGGCAACCCGCTGATCTCAGGGGACCGCAGTACGGGGTCGTTCAACACGGCCTACAACGAGAGCCGAGGCGGAGCACCAGCGGCCTCGCCTATATCTAACACAGGAACTGGTAGCTTCTTAGACGCGTACAACACCAGCCGATCAGCATCGCGGCCAGA